GCTCTAGGTTTCTTTACCGCAGTCCGAATAGCATTCTTAAATTCTTCCTGCAGTCCTTCAGGAAATTTATAATAACCAACTGGCGTAGAGAAGATAGGTTCAATGTGAACTCTATCTACACTACGGTATTCAACATCAACATTCATACCCAAATCCTTTCTGTGCTTTTTTACGAAGTTGTTTTTCTTTTAATTGTTGTTTAGCAACTCCAAGTTGCTTTCTCATATACATTATTTCTTCATCAGTATAGAGATGAGGTTTAACGTCAGCTAATTTAATTGCTGCCTTCGCCAAACGAATTTGATCCTTCAGTCTTGTCATTGTAGTAAGCGTTGTAGTAAGAGACGATTCCGCTAGAAATCCTATGTCCTTGGGAAACCCAATCGTGGCAACACTCATAAATTGATTGCGCATTTTGAGGGATTGTAACACTACCATATTTGCTCAGCAAAATTAGTAGACATTCTTCTCTCAGTTTTAGTTTCTCTTCGGAGTAACGCCAGTCGTTATCCATTTTCATCCTCGTTTAAAGTGTCAAGAACATCCTCATATTGAACTTGAAGATAACTAGGGCTACCATTCTCAGGCAGGCTATAACGTTCGGGATCAGAATAAATTTCAGACTCCAGTGCACTGACCAGTGACTTAAGATTCTTCAGGATTAGCTTGAGACGTTCCCTGTTAGGTTCCATAGGACTAGTATGTTTGAGTATATATTAGCATAAAAAAAGAGGGGTTGCAACCCCTCTCAATGTAAGTATTGTCCAAGCAATTACTTGGTGTACGTTTTACCACGATAGCAGAAAGTCCCGTGAGACTCTTTGCTTTCTACACAACGGGTATCATACTTAACACCACGATATGAGGTGTGGGTAATCTGTGCGTTGTGAAGTGCAGATGCTTTGTTGATCTGCTTCTTGATCAAGTTGAGTGAATTCAACATTTGGTTACTCCTGAAAGTAGAGGGTTTTTAATCCCCGTTCCTTCAGTCGTGTGCGTCCCAATACCATTGGCATTCTGGCGATGAGTCCTTAAGGGTCTCAACCAACTCAACCTTAAGCTGATTGTTAAGGTTGGTATTGTTCTCAATCTTCAGCATAATAGCATCAGTTTGAGTACAAGTGAGTGTTGTGTAGAATAGTACTTCTAGCATTAGGATGAACGGCTCCGTTCCGCGACTTACTTGCGTCCCCCTAGGGGGATGAACGTACAGACATTATACTATGTCCTATATTATTTAGTCAAGTGTTTTGGTATGAAGATACGAATTACTTTCTATTGCCCCACTGGACGTTAGGAAACGCATCCCTGACTACGTTCTCGGTGATTCTGTATTTTGTTTTAAGTTTTTTATCCTTTGCCAAGCAGACAACCTCAGCTTCAGACTCGTGTAACCCCTCCAGGAGACCCACAAACATCGACTCCCGCTTGAGAGCAGGAAGACTATCACCACCACCCTTCACGAAGTAACGGAGGATCCTATGCTCAGTACTGAGGCGTGTGTGCTCTGTACCCTCAGGCACTTCGTTTGGTTTGTAAGGAACGTTACCCTCAGGAAGATTTGACTCAATACTGGGATCGTAATTGATGATCAAGATCTTGCGAAGAGCTTCGCTGTTATTCTGTTTTAGAAGTTTAACCTTTTGTTCCTTGGTCTTAGCATTGCTCACTTTTTGGAGCACTTCAGATACTAATAGTTCAGCCATAGTAAAATAATTTTCTAATATTTAGTCTTCTTCCTCAGCCCATTCATTATCGAATGTTAGAGAAAATAGTTCGCCAGTATAGGGTCTGCCGTTGGAATCATACATTTCTGGATGGTCATATGGTTCTTCATCGTTACCGCCATTCATAGCAAAAACAACATCATTACCAACCCATCCAATAATAGTACCTAAGACAAAAAAGATGATGCAAGAAACCGCGCTAAAGAATAGCACAATGGATACTGACACGAGTTACTCCTGTGGTTTTTTCTCCCACTCTAGTGACATACTAAAAAAGAATGTTTTGCGGAAGAGTTTAATTGAGGGATTAAAAGCGAACCCCGTACGCTCTATGGGTTCTTGAGGTTTTTTTGCCCTCCTTAGCATCAATTCTATGCCTTTATTTATCGGAGAGGTCACACCAATCCTCTAGATTGAAACAGCTTTGCAGCGTCTACTAGTCCACCAACATTCTTCCCTTCAAATACTATTTGAGGAAACGACACAGAATCTTTATCGAGGATATCTTTGATCTCCTCATCAGTAAAATCTTCATCAAGCTTCATTTCGACATAATCGATATCAGCACGTGTGAATAATTCTTTAGCGAGGGTGCAGTAGTTACACCCATCCATTGTATAGATGACGTTAGGCATAGTCAGGTAGGGACTAGAGAAATATTATACCACAAAAAAAGGGAGGTGTCTGGATTTTGCCAGACTCTCCCTTTGCGGCGACGATATACTTTATTTATGAGAAGTGTTTATCCAGGACTTCAATCCTTTCCTCTTCGTGAGCAATGATATCAAGCTGATCTTGGATGGCAGCAAGTACATCAGGGTGCTCACCAATACCTACAGGATTGCGTAGATAAACTTCGACGTTTGTTTTTGCTTTGGAAATGTTACCTTCTGCTTGAGCACGAAGTGATTCCAACATCATAAGGCGTAGATCGGACATAATAATTTAAATTGTTTTTATATTATGAAGCGATTAATCGCTTCATTTGTTGTATATATCTTCCAGTTTTTCTCTGGATAGATCAACGTACATCAACTCTTCACCTGCTTGTGGTGCTTCAGGATGCTTTGGTTTAGGTGCATTCATCTCTACGTTAATAGATTGAATGTTAGCCCACATCATAGCAAAGGCACCACCAGCAATGAGAGCAAAGCATATGAAGTATAGCGTTACTTCAAAACTATTCATTGTGCTCCTTGATACGAAGGTACCATCATACCACCATCTTGATCATCATCATCGTCAGTTTCCTGAGAGATAACGAATAAGATGACGAGTCCTACCCATAGAAGGTATTCAAAATGCATTTATGCCTCCTGTAGTGATTGTACTGTGTTATGAAGCTCTCCAATGTCTAGGAGACCTTCAGCACTGAACCAGGGAGCATTCTCCCAACTAAATCCAACGCCCATTGTGCTATCAGGTGCTACGATGTACCAATGACAAGCTGTGTCTGGTACATCAACAGCGCACTTACTCCAGTCATCGCTCCACTGTGGGACTTGTACCCACATCACCGCAGCAAATATAAAACTGAAGAGTGACTTGATCACAGTGCGTTACCTCGTGGCAGAACTTCTTCTGGGAAAATAAACTGTTCGTGTGGTTGATCAACTGGTGCCAACCAAGCACGCAGACCTTCATTCAAAAGGATGTTCTTTGTATAGAACGTTTCAAACTCAGGATCTTCCGCAGCCCGAATCTCCTGACTAACGAAGTCGTATGCACGGAGATTGAGAGCGAGACCAATAATGCCAATAGAAGAGGTCCAAAGACCCATAACAGGCACAAAAAGCATAAAGAAATGAAGCCAGCGCTTATTGCTAAAAGCAATTCCAAAAATCTGAGACCAGAAACGGTTAGCCGTAACCATACTGTACGTCTCTTCCTCTTGCGTGGAATCGAAAGCCTTGAAAGTGTTTGCTTGTTCTCCATCTTCATACAATGTATTTTCAACTGTGACACCGTGGATTGCCGATAGCAATGCACCACCTAGGATACCAGCAACTCCCATCATATGGAATGGGTTGAGCGTCCAGTTATGGAAGCCCTGTAGGAAGAGTAGGAACCTAAATATCGCTGCAACACCAAACGACGGTGCAAAGAACCAACTGGACTGTCCGAGAGGATAGATGAGAAACACACTGACAAAAACAGCGATAGGCCCAGAGAACGCAATAGCATTGTACGGACGGATACCAATGAGACGTGACAGTTCAAACTGACGAAGCATAAACCCAATCAGGGCGAAGGCACCGTGGAGCGCCACAAAATTCCAGAGTCCCCCAAGTTGACACCATCTGACGAAATCCCCTTGAGCCTCAGGACCCCAGAGAAGCAGAAGAGAATGAGCCATAGCATCAGCTGGAGTGCTAACTGCTGCCGTAAGAAAGTTTGCACCCTCAAGATAGGAACTAGCGAGTCCGTGGGTATACCAGCTCGTAACGAAAGTTGTGCCAGTAAGCCAGCCCCCAATAGCAAGATAAGCAGTGGGTAAAAGAAGAAGTCCAGACCAGCCAATAAAAACGAAACGATCTCGTTTAAGCCAGTCGTCAAGGATGTCAAACCACCCCCTCCTTTGTTGTTGTAGTGTTGACGCGACCATTGTTTGTTTCCTTTAAATGTGTGTTCATTTACCGTAAGTGTCGTAACCAGATTCATCATCAGTTTTCTTAACCTCAGCTGCAATCTCTTGCTCGGTCTTTAGATGATGTGGTTTGTGCTCCCTATCCATAGGTTGCGATTTTGTAGAGTCGTCTCGGGAAAGATTCTTGATAACAAGAAAGGCATCTTTGTTGTACTTACGGGTGCCAATAGGCGATTGCCATTTCTTGTTATAGTCTTCCCCGACATCTATACCAGATACCTGAGTTCCAGCGAGTTCAATAACGATCTGATCTCTGAGCAGATCCCACCCTAGAGTGGATAGCATTTCCCATAATCGTTCTTGAGTAAACCGTTCTCGGTCTACTAAAATGTCGTTCATAACGTGTTCTTCAGGATCAAGTTTACCAATCATAATAATACCACGCAGATAAGGGGAACGATAAGAGTTAAAATACCTATAAAAAACCCCCCCACATATGTGAGGGGGTGAGTACTACCATCAGGCATATCAGCCTACGGTAGGTGCGGTAAGAGCAACAGGAGTTGACTCAGCAGCAGCAAGATCCAATGGGAAGTTGTGAGCATTGCGCTCGTGCATAACTTCCATACCAAGACCTGCACGGTTCAGCACATCTGCCCAGGTGTTCAACACACGACCTTGACCATCGATGATGGACTGGTTGAAGTTGAAACCGTTCAGGTTGAATGCCATCGTGGAAACACCAAGTGCGGTGAACCAGATGCCAACAACAGGCCAAGCAGCAAGGAAGAAGTGCAAGGAACGGGAGTTGTTGAATGAAGCGTATTGGAAGATCAAACGACCGAAGTAGCCGTGTGCAGCAACGATGTTGTACGTCTCTTCTTCTTGACCGAACTTATAACCATAGTTCTGTGACTCTGTTTCAGTCGTCTCACGGACGAGTGAGGAAGTAACGAGAC